ATCACACTCTCCGCTGACAAGACAATCATTGCATCGGATACATTCGCACAGATACTCGTGTCTGGTGCATCGCCAAGAACGATCAGTGTGACGGATGGGCTGAGCTGTTTTGTGAGCAACTCATCCACCTCCACAAACATACTAACAGTCGAGGGTACAGTACTCGCTGCCGGTGAATCTTGTTTTGTGTTCTGGGATGGAACCTCAGCACATAACGTGATCAAGATGGCATCCAGTGGGGGCTCGCCCTTCCTTGCTGTCACACTAACAGACATCGCAGATGCAACGTACTACTACTATGGTGGTCTACTCCCTTCGGCTGCATGGCAAGTCAACAGGTACTTGAAGTCAGATCCAACTGTTGGCACTAGTGCAAATCTTGCAAACAACGGTGGCATCACAACGCTATCCTCCGCTTGGACCAACCGTACAACCCTTACCTACGTGTAACCATGGCAAATTTTGATGGTCTACAACTAGGAGCAACTCCTGTGGCATGGACGCCTGTGGTATCAGCAACCACCGGCTCTGGAATTGTAGTGACAATAAACTCCGCTGTTGCCACCCGGTGGTCACGTTGGTGTTTTTATGCACTTGATTTCACAGTAACAAATGCAGGGACAGGATCTGGTTTTATGACTATCACACTCCCTATAGCAGCATCTACTCTCGCTGTATCAATGACCGCAGGGCGGGAGTCTGGTGTAGATGGTCGTATGCTACAAGGTTATCTAGCAGGAAACAATCTACTGTACATCTGTTACGCAAGTGACCTTACATACCCAGGGCAGGTAGGTAAGAGACCCATTTTATCAGGTATGTATGACATATGATAGCGAATGTAGCTGGCCAGAATCTTAGGGGTTTGATACATCCCTGGACACCTACTTATGGATTCTCCTCTGGTAGTGCCACAGTCACGACAAATTTGAGTCAAGCCCTCAGGTTTGGGCAACAGATGTTTTTTCATTTGGATTTTACAATCACAAATGCAGGCACAGCGGGCGGGGCTGCCCTTTATGTTTATATTCCCCTTCTTTCTGTTCCTTATTCTATTATGCACGGTATACAGGTTGGGGGTGCTTTCAAACCAATTATTGGGATTCTAATCACCAACTCCACCGAAATACTTGTGATGGGTTTTGATAACCTTTCAGTTATCACCACGGGTTTCCGCTACAACCTACAAGGCTGGGTCAACACCCTTGCATTATAGTCATGCTCGTCTACCAATTTCCTGGCCAGAACCTCGCTGCAACTTCAATCTCTTGGACACCAACTGTTACCAGCTCAGCGGGGGCGATAACAAGTATCACATACAACAGACGTGAAGCCTACAGGGTTGGACAACTGATCTACATTCATCTTGACTTTACAATCACCAATGCTGGCACAGGATCGGGGTCTTTGATATTCCCACCCCCAGTGGCACCTTTAGCTGGCACCTTCCCAACGCTTTTAGGTAGAGAGACTGCTGTCGCAGGGGATACGCTCATTGCCGTTCTCAATCCGAGTGGTGGGGGCAGTTTTATTGGCTTTCGTCTTAATGGTACTACTTCCATTGCGACTAACCGACGTAATGTTTTCGCAGGCTTCTACATTTCTTCCTAAGAAATCTAGAAGATTTATTTAAGGATTCTATCTTAGGAATCCATCTTCATTCATACAGTGCCCGCGTGATGGCCTTGTTATCACGACTATATAGGCTCTTAAGATGGCAACAACTATCGCACGTATTCAAAGCACACCTGGTGTTGCATCTTCTAGACTATACCTGGGATCATTTTCCTCCACGGGAACAGCTAATCCCGCTGGGTACTTGAATACGGGTGAACTATGGGGTAACTATGGTTTCCAAATAACAGAGGCATTAGCTGGTTGGTTCATCTATGGGATCTTTAACTCCTCCCTTCAGCAATTGGCTGGCGGGATGATATACCTAGAGGACGACACTCGGGTTTACTTCGGTTTCGACCCGCCTTCATCTGTTTGGAGCACATGGAACAACCTCGATGTTGCTACAAGCACACGGGCATCGCCCGCTGACGTGACAACACAGTTGACTGCCCAAGGTCTAACCTCAACACGCGCGGGTTTCCTGGATCGTTTGGATGCCACTATCAGTTCTCGCGAGTCTGATGCTAGTGCGTCTACACGGGCAACCACAAATCAAACTGAGCATGATGCAACACAGGCAACGCTTGCGGGGCTCAATAATTTGAGTATCGCAAACGTTCAGACAGCCATGACAAACCAGGGCTACACCTCTGGGCGAGGTCCCCTTTTAGACCGTCTGGACGTAGTCTTATCAACTAGACAGTCAGAATCTGATGCAGCAACACGACACACGGCCAACCTTGCACAGCACACTGCAACTCAAGGTACACTGTCCACAATTCTGACCAACATTGCATCAGTCCCTGCCGCAGTTTGGAACTACTTGACGTCCGCAGCAACAACTGTTGGGTCTCTGGGTAAACGCATTGCGGACAACCTCGATGCGGCCATCACAACTCGCGAAGCTGAGTCCGCTGCTGCAACTCGTGCAACAACGAATCAGACTGAGCATGATGCAACACAAACGACCCTAGCCAGCATCTCTGTCACCTTGGACGCTGGTGATCTTACCGATATTGGTAACGCCGTTTGGAATGCAACAACAGCCGCTGCTGTTACGGCAGGAACTTTTGGTATGCTCACTAAGACAAACTTGGATGCAACAATATCTTCGCGTTTGTCTGAAGCAAACTCAGCATCTCGTCAAACAGTAAACATTGCCGAACATGATGCAACACAAGCAACGCTTGCCGGTCTGAACAACCTGAGCATTGCTAACGTCCAGACAGCCATGACAAACCAGGGGTACACCGGTGTGCGCGGCGCATACTTGGATCGCCTCGACGTCGCAGTATCAACTCGGCAGTCAGAGTCTGATGCATTGGCACGCTACAACGACATCAACACGGACGTTGCCGCAGTAGCTACTAGCGTATCGGGTCTGAATGTTCAAAGCGCTACAACGGCTGCTCTGATAGCCCTTGGGTACACCAGTACTCGTGCGGGCAAGATCGACAACTTAGATAACTTGACTGCTGCACCTCCAACTGTGGCTGCGATCGCAGACGCCGTTTTAGATGAGGCTCTTTCAGGACACATGACAGCGGGTACTGCTGGGGAGGCAATCAAGCTCGCCCGCGACCAAGCACTAATTGCTGCCACAAACACTCAACCTTAAGGGAACTGTAGGATGCCATTTTCGGTCGCTGGATCAATCATTACGCAGGCTAACGAGTCTGGCATTGCCATAACAGCGGCTGCTTCGATTGCGGGTGGTGTGCGGTTCACCTGCACTCAAGGCTATGCTGTAGGCAATGTCGTCCGCATCACAGGCACGACCAGCTACAACGGCAACTGGATGGTGGCTGCCAGAACCGCGACAACTTTCGACGTTCTGGAAAGCGCGCAGGGCACGGGGATTGCGTTCGTGTCGAGCCAGTCTGGCACTGCGGCGCGGGGCGATGCAAGCCTCGCGGGGTTGAGCGGCCTTGCCGGTGTGACGACCACGAGCGTGGATGCCTCCAGCGGTTATGTGATTTACCTGCTGGGCGACAACGTCAAGCTGCAAGTCAACGGCACGTTGATCATCGGCGGTCTGCGAGAGATCAACTCGACTCTCCTTGGTCACAACGAGCAGTTGGTGATTGGCCAGAACGCAGTCAGCACGGGCCAGCCGGTGCTTCGCGTGGGGAGCGGTGGCGTTCTGGTGGTTGGGTGCAGGTACACCAATACCGTCAATTACACCGGGACAAGCGCCCCCAGCTACACAGACGGCGTCTCTCAGCAAGTCCTGATCTACCAAAAGGGGCAGTACGGGCGAAGCACCGCCGATGGTGACGGGGCGACATCCCCAGCGACCAACCCGGCCCCAGCGACTTGCTTTTTAGCAATATCAAGCGGTGCGCGTTTCGATTGGATCAGCGGAACAATTGATCACTGGGCCGATATGTCTTTTGACAACGGCTCAACCGTGACCATTGGCTTTGATGGGCAGCGAAACAAGCCGGTGACTGACAGCCGTCGCGGTTCGATGGTTATGTGGTTTAAGCCGGGAAGCTCGGTTTCAATTTTCGCTCTTAAGACAATTGGTGATCGCGGCATCAATGTGACCAATGTCGCCAACACTGGTCGCGGTCCCACTTTTCAAATGCTGCAAGGCCCGCTTGTTCTCAAGGGCCTTGAAATTTTCTGGTGGCGATGTGTCGTTGGCCTGGCGAATGGCACTGGTGTCGGTGGTTCGTTCACCGTCGAGGACTACGCTGGCGCGTTGGGGTCTGAGCTTGACATTGCAAAAGCGGTCCCGTCAGGACAAACGCTGCTTGTCACTTTCAAAAACAGCGCGGTCGGCACGACGATGGTTGTTGTTGATGCCTCCCTAGGAACCGTGCTGCTGTACGTTACTCAAAAACTCACCGCCACGGTACGAACGACCGGCGGCGCGGCAATCCAGGACGCGGTGATTTGGACGATCAGCAATGCCGCCGTGCAAAGCCTCGGCGTCACCAATGCCAGCGGGCAGGTGGTGATCGACAACATCGAGACGGGTTTTTCGCCTGACAATCAAGCGAGCGTCACTTTGCGGTTTGCAGCGGGCGACGTGGCGACATGGAACGTCCGTGCCTACGAAAGTTTGTCTGCTGTCTATCAGGTGGCGATGCGGGGCATCGGTGGCTCGACGGTTGCGCCTGCGATGGTGAACGACTCTGCTGTCACGCTGAGTCGATCTGCGGCGGGCGCGCTCACGAGCGTGGCTACGCTAGACAATTTTTACGACGCCGCGAAATTCTGGAACGTCCAGAGCGCGAACGTCAATTTCCCGACGGCATCAACTCAAGTCGCCACGGCGGCGGGCACCACACTCGATTTGGGTGCGCTCAATGTGGTTGTTGATGCGACGGCTGCGAGCGCCTTTGCAGTCAACACCGGCACAAACACGGTCACGATCAAAAGCACGACGCTGGCGGTCGGGTCGAAATTCAGCACCCTCAAGACCACCGGCACGATCTCTTTTGCCAATGGCGCAGACGCATCCTGCACGCTTCAGGGCATTGTCGTTCGCGGCACCACGGGCGTCTATTCTCCCAAACTCGAAACCGCCACGATGCGTTTCACGGCGGCTGGAACCTATGACCTTCGCGGCGCGACGATCAGCGGCACCCTGACGCTCACAAACACCAGCGGCGGCGCGGTGACGGTGCAGTTGCAGCCGGGCGTGACGTTCGTGAACAGCGGGCCAAGCATCACGGTTGACAATGCAGTGTCTGCCACGCTCACCATAGATGGCATTGTCTCCGGCTCCCGCATCCTGATTCGCCGCACAGACACACAGACAGTCTTGGTGAACGCAGTGACCGGCACATCTTATGCTTACCCCTATGTGGTCTCTGGTTCTATCCCAGTGGAGATTGTACTTAGGAACGCTAGTGGATCTCCCGCTTATCAACCTTTTCGCACGACTGCTACGCTGTCAGCGGTCAACGCCACCATCACAGCTTTACAAGTTCTAGACCAATAGGAATAAATCGTGCCAATTGAAACCGACTTCACAATTTCCGCGACAGGCGATGTTCGTCGTCAAGGTGGGGCTAGCACAGCCGTTTACACTGTCCTGGAGCTACACCAATGGCTACAAGACTTGGCCGACGATGCAGCGGCATCCGGTAACGACTTGCTCGACATCCTTGCCCCTAACCCTTCGAAGCTGGACGGTCCACGAGACATTGCGGTTGCCTCGCGGCTAAACCTTCTGACAGATGGATCAGTTGCGTTCAACCTGGACGACACGGCAGCGCAGTTCATCAACTTTGGGTCTATCAAACAGCAAGCAGCCGCAGTCCAGTACTCGGGCCTCAAGACAATCGGTGGCATCGTTGCGGCGAGCCCGATTTATGTGGTACAAAGTGGATCAAAATTGACAAAATTTTGGTCTGATGGGCACGTTCAGGTTTTGGTTAAGGTTCGGACTGGTGGGGCGTTTATCGACTCAGGAAACGTCACTGCATTCAGTCGTAAGTGGGGCCAGACATACTCACACTTCGATGTGAACCTCTCGGCTGGGGGTGAGAGCAACGCTGCTCTTTCAACAGCGATCGACCCCAACATTGTTTTGTCAGAAGCCAGCGCTGCAGCCTTGTCTAGCAAGGTCACCGTGACGTTTGGTGATACAACCCAAGACTTGGGCAACGGGAACGGTTCCAAGCTGTACAAGGGCACCATTGCCCTGACCGGCAGTTGTACGTTGCAAGAAGCCTACCAGTACCTGCAATACCTAACTCGGGAGAATAGTGCAGCTACGCTGAACAGTATCCCTGGGTGGCGATACCGTGTGCTGAACTCAGCCTACACAGAGATACCCTCGGCCCCTTTTGGGACCTTTGCAGGGGGTACATTCTTTGCTGCCCAAGGTTGGTATCTGACAGGAGTTTTACCAGCGGAATCTACAAGATACCAGCTTATTGCGCACGACGGCACCAGTCAAGTTCCGCCTACGTTGATCGGGATCACTCTCGGGAATCTGGTGTCGGGTGACCGTGTGTTAGCAGCGCGAGAGAACGGTTCCGGTGGGATTCTGAAAGATGAATACACGCCGGTAGCGGCCAGCTCTGGTGCAACTTCGATTCAGGTGGTTGAGTCAATTAAGACCGACACACCAGCGTCTGGAGTTATACGCATCAAGAACCTGCGATACACGTATAGTTCATTCAACGCAGGTACCAAGACATTCTCTGGCTTATCGCCTGGGCTTGCTTCAAACATTGTAACCGCTGATGATGTTTTCGTTCCCTACATTGACAAGGTTGCGGCATCAAGCAGCGAGAGCGTGACGTTCATTTACTCATCCAATTTTTCGGCACGGGTAGACGTGCGAAACGGCAGCGGTGGGTCACCTATCATACCATTCAATACCCTTTTGTCAGTAACGTCGGCAGGGGGTTCCGTTAACGCAAGTCGAAACAGCGATGTGTAAAAAATGCCATTTTATTCGCACCCATTTACTTTCGATTTTCAAACTTCACTCATTAACATCGATAGCGGTTTTACCGACGTTGACTGCGACTCGCTTTATACAGCTATTAAATTAGCTCAAGCGAGCGAAGAAGGAATCATCTATGGGCGAATCGCCGCAGGGACGGGCCTCGTCGAACTTGGACCAGGGGTACAAGTTGGTCTCACCGTCGAATTATTGGGGTCTTGGCAATTACGTTTTGCCGTTGGCAACTACGTTGCCCGTGTCGCCGGGGGAAACCTTGTTGGGGGACCAGGAGCAGACCCCATTGCCTACAGTGCAGGAGTCCAAGTCCTCCTCATCCAATCCGCCGCTAGTACCATTGTTACCTCCTCTGTCGATGGGGTCGCAACTGCCGTCTGGAGTGCAGTAGACTCAGCTAATAACCTGCCGGGAACGATGGGAGCTAAAGTGAATGCAACCGCACCAGATGCGACTAAACTCATTGACGTTTGGAGACGGCTAGGACTAGATCCAGCTAATCCGTTAGTCAACACAGCAACGCTCATATCCGCTGGCACGACGCTACAGATAGACGTTACGCAGACGGCAACAACTGTAACGACGACAAGGCAACCGTAAACTAATACCGATATGTCCATCCTGGAGACTTACTAAAACATGGCTGCTATTCAGTACACCCACTATGGCTCAATGATTGCTGCCATTGAATATTTCTCAAATCGACTATTCAGTGAGCCCTGGGACAATGCAACAATCGAGGATAAGAGACGTGGCTTGATTGCCGCATCACGAATCATTGACACATTGAACTATAAGGGAACAATCGCATCCCCAACGCAATATCATGAGTTCCCAAGGGGCTCAGACACTGTTGTCCCTGCTGCCATCGAACAAGCTTGCTATGAAATTGCACTTGCTCTGTTAGACAACCGGGACCCAGACATGGAACTTGAGGCCCTAGGTATTTCCAGCCAGGGTATCGAGTCAGTTCGCACGACATACAGTCGAAAGCAGGTGCCAATTGAGCACCTAATCAATGGCGTACCTAGCAACTGTGCATGGAGATTGCTGCGGCCTTTCCTAAGAGACGAGGATGCAATTTACCTCGTACGTGTTTAATACCCAGTCTGGGTATACATTCCAGTAGCTCAATTGGTAGAGCATCGGTTTCCAAGTCCGAAGGTTCTAGGTTCAAGTCCTAGCTGGTTTGCTAGTCCTAACGTGTGAGGCTTCTACACACGGCAAGCAAGTATCTAGCAGACCCTCATGCACTGATACCCAAGCAACACAAGAAGAGGGGTCTATGAAAGGGACATAAGTCCATGGTTAAGTTCGCATTATTGTTGTCCTCGTATGCAATTCCAGCAGACGTTTGCTTCGACAATGAGGGTGGTGGGGGTGCTGGTAATGGTACTGGTGAGGGTGGCGATACCGCTGCTGCCGCTGCTGCCACTGCCGCTGCTGCCGCTGCTGCCGCTGCTGCAAGCAAGACGAAGGCCTTCTCACAAGAGGATATCAACACCCTTTTGGCCGAGGATCGACGCAAACATGCTGCTAAGCTCAAAGCCCTTGAGGAAACTCTACAGGGCACCTTGAAGACTTCGCAGATGACGCAACAACAACGTGATGAGCTGGAAGTTTCTATGGAGGATATGCGTAAGCAATTCCTTTCCAAGGAACAGCAGGCTCTCATGGAGAAGCAGACCATTGAGTCAAACTACAAGAAGGAGCTTGAGGCTGAGAAGGCTGCAAGGAAAGCATTTGAGACCAAGTTTGTTGACTCAACAATCAGTCGGTCCCTCGCGGATGCTGCCATTGACAACGGTGCATTCAGTGCGGATCAAATCGTGGCACTGCTTAGGCCCCATACTAAGCTCATCAATGATGTCCCAGTAGTGGACTTCAATGATAAGCATGCGGAGACAGGTGAACCCATCATTACTCAGATGTCACCTGCCGCAGCCGTGAAGCGTATGAAAGAACTCGCTGAAGTTCATGGCAACTTGTTCAAGAGTAACGTGGTATCGGGGGTGGGCGGTTCTAGTGGAACCGCTAACCCAGGGAAAATTGATATGCGTAAGCTGACCCCCCAGCAATACGCCAAGCTTCGCAGGGAAAATCCATCCGCACTTGGGTTCTAGAGCAAAACTAACGTAAGTTTGCAACTCAAATCATGGTATCCCAACACATTCTTTAGAAGGTTATTTTAAGACATGGAAAAGTTCCAACTCATCGCTCTGTATGCCGTTCCTGCTCTCGTTTGCTTCGACAATAGCAACGATGCTTACATCCCAGAGCAGTGGGCAAATGAAAGCTTGATGATTCTCGAAGAGTCGATGGTTATGGCCAATTTGGTTCACCGTGACTTTGAGTCCCAAGTTCAGAACTTCGGTGATGTGGTCAACACTCGCAGGCCAAGCAAGTTCGCTAGCCAGCGTCGAGGTGACTTTGATGCGGTTTTGGCACAAGATGCCAACAGCACCAACGTTGCGGTGGTTTTGGACCAACACCACTATAACACATTCGTCATCCGCGACGGTGAAGGCAGCAAGTCCTTTGCAGACTTGGCAAACATCTACCTTCGACCAGCCGTTCAAGCTGTAGGACGTGGTGTTGACCGCTCTGTAGCTGGACAAGCACACCGCTTCTTTGGCACCCCTGCCGGTCGAGTTGGCGCACTCGGAGCAAGCACCTCGTCCAACGTTCGAAGCAACATTGTTGAGTGTCGCGAGAAACTCAACCTGTTGAATGTTCCTCAGGATGAGTTCCGAAATATGGTTGTTGCCCCTGGTGTTGAAAGCGACATGCTCAACACCGACCTGTTCGTTCGAGCCAACGAATCGGGAAGCGCTGACGCTCTGCGACGAGCAAGCATCGGGAATCTGTTCGGCTTCAACATCTACGCAGCAAACAACGTCCCCGCAGTGTCCTTGGCACAGTGTGACGTGGTCACCGGAACCATCACCAATGCGATTGCCGCTGGTGCTGCTCCCGCGTCCCAGGCTTGCGTTATCTCTGCCTACGATGTCCAAGTTGGTGAGTACTTCACCATCGCTGGTAATGCTCAACCACAGATCGCTACTGCTAAGACGTTCTCTACGAACACGACTGCCATCACACCAAACGAATCGAACAAGTTCGCAACTTCTGCTGGAGCAGTTGTGACTGTGTACAGGCACTTCGCTGCCAAGGGCGCTCAAGTTGCTGGCCAAAGCAAGGCTATCCTTGTCGACGGCTACACGCTACCTCCAACCGCTGGCCGTATGGTCTCCATCGGAACCGGCGCTGCAAAGCGTGACTACACGATCATCGAAGCATACGCAGGCCCAGCTTCCGACTGGTTCATCCTTTTGGACCGACCTCTTGAGGCTAACTTGGCTGATAACGGTTTGATTTTCCCAGCACCCGCTGGTGAATACAACATGGCCTTCCACAAGAATGCCTTGGCGTTGATCACTCGACCTCTGGCTCGCCCAAACACGAGCACTGGTGTATTGAGCACTGTCGCAAGCAATGGCGTCTCCTCGATGCGAATCTGCATGCAATACGACAGCTCGTTGATGGGCACACGCTGCACCGTTGACATGCTCTCTGGTGTTGCGTTGCTTGATCCTAACATGGGTGTCTTGTTCCTCGGCTAATCACAAGAAAGTCCTCCCCGGCTAAACACCGGGGAGGTTTTGTTTATGACAGACCTATTTGCGCTGATCGAAATCTATGGGCCTGTCTTAGGCCTACTACTGTTTATCGCAATGAAGCAATTACAAGTATTAGGTATCAAGCCTAGACTTGATTCAATGGATGCAAAACTGGCTCAACTCATAGAACGGACGGAGGTGGTTAGTGCAAAACAAGACGATGAATCGAATGATTCAAGTGGCACTGTACCAATTCAAGAAACAGTACGGTAGTGGGCCAATTGACATCTACAAATATTCTAGTGCCGATGTAAATCTAAACACTGGAGTTAGAACAGAGACAACTACCTGTACCACAATCAGGAAGGTTGTTGTCCTACCCGCTAAAGCTGAACGAACTCTTGTTAGCTCTATCTCAAAGATAAGTGCGGATAAACAGTTTGTTTACGGGGGTACCTATGATCGAACAAGACGTATGTTCTTGATTGACAAGAGGGATGCCCCAAATCTGAATCTCAAGAAAGATGATTGGATCGTCTACCAGGACCGTCGATATGATGTGGCCACATTTGACGCCTTTGATTTCGATTCTCTGTGGGTTGTCATTGGGCACGAATTAGTTGGGGATAAACCACCACGAGTGATCCGGTTGAACATCACCGATGCCTTGCCTCTTGCTGGCTCGTCTGGAGGGACAACATGATAAGTGACTGGACACGTTGGATGCATGCATCCGTGGCAGCCTACTTGCGTACTGTTGCCACCACTGCTGGCATACCATCGCTTGCAGAAGGTCTTGAGGAAAGGACAACCGCTTTTGAGGAGGCCCAGGATCGTGTAGAGATCAGATTCAATGGTCCCTACACAAGACGATACTCAGGGCTAACCGAAGCAAAGATGAGCGTGAACGTATTGCTCACGTCAAACTTTGGCAACAAGAAGAAGAATGCTTTCTCTCTTGATAATGCACTTGGTCAGTTTCATTCTGCCATGGATGCAGGCATCCCCTTGTTCAAGATGGGTGCACCCACTGACGACCTAGCACAACTCGGTTGTTTGCAAGTCATCAGTGACGTAAAGGTTTTTCACTTTGGTCAACTCGACCCCAAGGACCGAATACGACAAGGTATGGTGACTGCATCATACCTGTATCATTTCAACAATTAAGTAGGGCCTCGCCCTAAGGAATCTAATTTGGCAAAAATCGAGCTTCGTGACTGTAAAATATTTTTGCAAGACGGCCTGTCCGGCACTGGCGCCGTCAATCAAGCATCACCTTCTACGGGTCTGTCTAGCATTCCGGTTGATGCACTGGCACTAAACACCGCAGTGGCAACAACTGTTCCAGTTGGTGCGCGGTTTACAATTGCTGGTGAGACCGGTACGCCTATCCATACTGTTACTGCCGTTACTGGTACGGCACCAACGACTGCCATCACCTTCACTCCCGTGACAGTGGCTGGCGTGACTGACAATGCTGTGATCACATTCCTCCCACGGAAGATTGAGATCAAGGTTGGGGATGGTAACATCACCTACACTGAGGCCCGCGAGCTGACCTATGAACTCGACCGGGGTGCATTAGATTCGGTTCGTGAAGGCGACTCACAGCCTCTCGCTGTCAATATGAACTTCGTCTATGAGTTCGTTCGAACGGGTACCAACTTGGTCATCACTCCTTCTGACGCAATCAAAGGTGTTGGTGGTGCTGCTAGCTGGGTCAGCTCCTCTGCGGACGCATGCGAGCCCTACGCTGTCGACGTAGTTATTGAACACGTTCCTGCTTGTGCGGGTGCGGCTGCACAACCTGAGACAACCACGTTTGAGGACTTCCGCTATGACTCGCTGGCGTTTGACTTGAGTGCAGCCTCAATTGCTGTCCAAGGGCGATGTAACCGAACCGAAGCAACAGTTGTCCGCGTTTCTTAATAACGCAGGCATGCGTTTATAAAATTACCACAGGCACTCTTTATGGGTGCCTGTGTTTTCTAACATCTTAAAAGGAATATCAAATGCGAATTGGTGGCGAAGAGATTTCTGGCCTCAATGAAGACGTTCTTGTGCTACCCCGTGGGGCTGGCAAAAGTATCAAGTTCCATGGCAAGGCTATACATGACTTTGATGAATTTGACAAGATGGTGCCCGTTCCAGAGGCCCCAAAGGTCTTGACAAAGAATGGCACAGTCACAGACCTCCATGACTCTGGCTTCAAAGACCAACGCCTTGCCTATGAGCTTATTCGCTTTGCGTATATGGTTATCAAGACGCTAGAACCCTCTAAGATTGAGTGGTCAGTCGTCAAGTTTGATGACCCCTCAACATGGAACAGTTGGGCAGATGAGCTAGCAGAGGTACTGTCAATCTTCGAACAACGTCAGCTTATTGACTTCGTGCATGAGATCAACTCCTTAAGCCAAGGGAAGATCGATGAAGCACGACGGAATTTTCTAGCTGGTCTGGCACAAGTCAAAGCCTAATTATACCCCCGAATCGTACAGGCGAGTTCAGTATATGGGCCGCCTGTGAACGCTTCGGTGTCAGACCACCAGGGGTACGAGAGTCCTGGAACGATTGTACTGCGGTTGTTCAAGCCCAACTCATAGCCTACTCACAACTCCGTGAGCACGACAATATTGAAATGCGTAAAGCTTTTGCGGGGGTGAAGTAATGCTCAAGATGCGGGCTAAACTACAATCGCCTAGATTTGATCAATCCAGGTATCAGGTTATTCTTGAAGCACTAGCGAGAGAGAACCTTGCGAAGGCAATCTTTGAATACATTGTAACCGTTCAAACCATCATCCCAGTTTGGACGGGGGCATCCCAGACGACGTTTACAGATTTGGCCAGATTAATTGGTGCCCCTTTAGTGGTAACGGCCTCGGGCACAGCCGCAAGCAGACCAAACTTGGTTGCAAAGAATCAAGCCAAGGCTAAGGCTGATTCAGGTGCGGATCTTAAGATTGGTAACGGGGTGTTTAGCTTCTCATATTTTACCTCATTACCCCACCTTGTTTACAACGAATACAACAACGCCAACACCGATAGGCCGCCCGAGCTATTCTCTCAATTGAAGAATCCTGGGCCCTATGACTTTCAAGGTCAAACGAAAAGTGCCGTCTTAGTCATACTGCGTGAGTTTGTTCTCCCCGACCCCCGTGATAACATCAGAATCAAGAAGGTGAGTATCTAATGGCTGAACGAATTGAGCAGCAGTTTATAATCAATGCAAGCCAAGCGCTACAAGAGCTTGTCAAGCTTGATGGTGCATTAGCTAAGTTTGAGACTCGCCTCGACTCAATAGCAAAAAGTATTGGCAATCTGAATGCCTTAGGTGGTTCTGGTCTGAACGCATTCAAGGCAAATGCTGAGGGCGCAGCTTCCGCTGTTGGTAAACTTAACGGCGTCCTTATTGCAACCAACACAACTGGTAGCAAGGCTATTGTAACCTTCGCAACACTCTCGCGAGTTGTGCAAACACAGCTAACGATCGGTGGTCTTAATGCCTTTCGGGAGACGCTTGTTGACAGTGTGAAACAGGCGACGGATTTGCAGAAGCAATTTGCATTGATCGCAACGATTGCTCAAAGGATTGACCTCCCCGGCACCGACACTCCTGTTGACACCGGAGCTATTTCCGCCGGTGCACGTAGTCTCTCTGACTCATTAAACATAGACCAACTCCAAGTTGCTGAGGGCCTCTACAACGCAGTGTCCAATCAGGTTGGAACATTTTCTGAAACACTAACCTTTGCGGCTGAAGCGGGCAGGTTTGCCAAGGCCACCAATTCCGAACTATCGGCCTCGGTGGACGCTCTGTCTGCTGCGTTGAAATCCTATGGTCTTGGCGCTGATCAAACATCCCGCGCATCCGATGTTCTGTTTGCTACCATCGACAAAGGTCGGGTAACAGCCCAGGATCTAGGGAACACACTTGGACGGGTTTTACCCGCTGCCGCTGAACTCGGTGTCAGCTTTGAACAGGTTGGTGCCGCAATCGCAGCCGTGTCGGTCAAGGGCTTGTCCACTGACGAAACACTCACACAAGTTCGGGCAACGTTGACAGGGCTTATCAAACCATCAGATGCCATGAAGGATGCTTTTGAGGGCTTAGGTATCTCTAGTGCTAAGGCTGGCATCCAACAGTTTGGTCTAGTTGGGCTGCTTGAAAAGCTTCGCAATTCTTATGGACAGAATGAACAAGCCCTCGGAAAGCTATTCCCTAATGTTCGTAACATTGGTTTAGTCTTTGCTTTGACAGGGAACAACCTTGCTGACTATGAGAAGACCCTTGAAGCTGTGACAAACAGTCAAGGTAAGGCAAACAAGGCTTTCGAGACAGCAACTAACACTAGTGGTGAGAAGCTGTCGAAAGCTTACAACCAAATCAAGAACGCACTTGCAGAGATCGCAAGTGGTTACGTTGATGCGACTGCTGCAACACTTGAGAACACGGGCCTGCTGAATATACAGGCCAATAGTGTCAGTAATCTTATTGGCATTCTTCAAAGTGCGGCGGCTGTTTATGCTACATACGTACTTGGCACCTCCGCTAGTACAGCCGCTACGGTTGGGTTCACGACGGCAACTGGAGCTGCAACAGCGGCTGTTGCTAAGCTTAACGTTTTTATAAAAGCCAATCCAATTGGATTGATCGCTGCCGGTATTGCGGCTGCTGCTGTTGGGCTCAACTCGCTAAACAACGCACGGCTTGAAGCAACTAGAAAGAGCCTGAAGGACTTAAATGATGCTGACCTAAAGAAAATCACCGCAGCTTCAAAGGCCTTTGGAGACCAATCAGCGAGGAGCTTTGCAAAATTCAGTGAAGAGATTCGTGCTGGTCGCGAATCAATAGAGCAAGCAGTAAGAGATGCTGGGGCTGGGATCAGAACTCTCGGCCAAAATGATGCCGTATTCACTGGTGCAGTTGAGCGGTCATTGGAGGTGTTAACCTCTGCGTTAGATAGACGTCTGTCATTGCTTAAGTCCGCAGTCAGTGAATCAAAATCGTTAGCTGATCAAACACGCGGAAACATCCAAAGTATCAAGGACGAACAGCGTGACTTGAAGTTTGAGCAATCTACGCGGGGCCTTAATGACTCCGGTAAAGCACAAGCAAACCTGAGACGTGCAGCAGACCTCGCACGTGAAGCACAGTCCGCATTTAACTCAGCGGTAGGAACTGGCGACTCTGAGGGCTTGGCTAGATCCAAGGCATTGTTTGATGCAGCCAAGGCTTCAGCAGCAAACGCTGCAAGCCTAGGGCGTGTTGCTGAAGCGGAACGCATTATTGGCGGCCTACAACGCGCGAGGCTAAACAACGAAGAACAGCTCAAGCGTGCTCAAGATAGGCGTACGGTTGCAGCGGAGGCTGCTGTAAAGCAGCAGCAAGCAATCAACGATGCCGCAGCGGTCGATGTAAAGAACATTCAAAAGAATGCATCTACTTTTGGATCCGATGGCCAACCCTTGCGAGCTGAAGATTTAGCAAAGCGTGAGGCCGCGATTAAGGAGTCCCTAGAGCGATTAAACTCTGCTGGTTCTCTTGGCCTAGATCTATCTGAGATACTCAATGCTAGGCAGCTTCGCACCGTTGCAACAGAACAGTTGACGGGGCTGACTGCTGAGATAGAAGTAACGCTGAAGGACGGTGGGGCTAGACTACTTGCTGAAGCGGATGCAATATTTGCCAAGTTCAATGAGCAAGACTTCGTGAAGGCTCAGAAGTTACCAGGAGAGGGTAACCTACGCCCAAGTGACTTGGATGCTAGGACAACAGCTCAACTGGAGGCTATGGGTAACATATCAAAGGCTGACAAACAGCTTACAGATGCTTTTGCAGAGCGGACAGCCGCAATTGATGCCGCCACACGAGAACTGACTTTTATACAAAAGGGCTTAGACACTAATTTTGCTCTCAAGAACTCGGGTTTGTCCCAGTTGTCCGACGCAACAGGGGCTAGCGACAACGCTGGCTTCAAACAACAGCTACAAGATTCTATCCCAGAGATAAAAAAGCTTTTGGGTGAGGCATTCTCCAACCCAGACTTTGATGCAGAGGCCCTGAGGGCAAAGTTTCTCTCTATCACAGAGTCACTTGCTGAAGGTGGTGCTAGAGCAAATGCGGTGGCGTTCTCCGTTGAGGAGGCCGGGTTTGCCAAACTTGCCGAGCAGTTTCAGAAGATCTTGGATACGGCTCCTGTTGTACAGACTGCAAAGGAGTCAGCTTCGATAACTCTACCTGCGAACACAGGGCCAATAGAGACTGAGATCGATGCCTACAATCGTCTACGTAATGCTGCTCTAGCAGCCGCAAGGGCAAAGGCTGCCGCTGGTGGTAGTGGGGGTGTTGAATCTGTCCAATCGAACTCGTTCGGTGGTGTGATCCAAAGCTTCAACTCTGGGGGTGTTGCACGTGGCGTTGACACGGTCTCTGCAAGGCTTCGCCCTGGTGAAAGTGTACTCAACCCCCGAGCGACAAATAGATTCTTTGGTGCAATCAATGCGCTCAACGCAGGACAAATGCCTGCATCACGTGGACAGTCCAGCGTTACAAACGTTGGCGACATTCATGTGAATGTAGGTGGTGGTGGCAAATCCGCAAGTGTGGATGCCCGCGAGATCGCTGTTCAACTTCGTCGAGAACTGCGTAGAGGCACTAGCCTCTTATAGTTCTGACTCTTCATACAGGGCACATCAATCGTTGGTGTGCCCTTTTTCCTGGTCAACGCTTTAAGGCACAGTTACATGCAAAATAAAATGGGTCTTCGTGGGAAGTTCACAGTAGTCCACTTGGACAAAGATGGAAACACCAAAGGTGAATATGAGTTCCCAAATGGCATCGTGGATGTTGGGCTCAATCATATACTTGAAACTACCTTCAATGGTGGCACTCAGATTACCGCATGGTACGTGGGCTTGATAAATAACGCCGGGTTCACAGCCCTGGCTAATGCGGACACAATGGCGTCCCACAGCGGGTGGGCTGAGGCGGCTGGTTACTCTGAGGCAACCAGACCCGAGTGGACGGCTGGAACGGCTGCTAGCCGAGCGATCACCAATAGCTCGACGGTCGATTTTACTATTAACGCTACCGCAACAATTCGCGGGATTTTCATCACTTCCAGCCCTACGAAATCAGGCAGCGCAGGAACATTGTGGTCCACGGCAGCATTCTCCTCACCTGCGTCGGTGTTGGCGGCTGACGTACTCAAGGTGACGTACACAGTGGCGGGATAAGAAAACTGTAAAGTTTTCTTTGACTTCTAGTTTTCTTAATGCATACTTGAGTTTATGACCAGACCCGCAAACAATCAGACAACCTATGTTTACCGTTTCACCAACTTGGTGAACGGTAAGGCGTATGTTGGTATCTCAACTCAGCCAAAGAAGCGTAAGCGAGACCACGAGAGTGGTAACGGGTCTTTACTGCTGTGGCGGGCCATACAAAAGTATGGTTTAGTAAACTTTGAATACTCCCTGGTGTCAAAGCACAAAACATATAGTGCTGCTCTCTCTCTCGTGAGATTAAAGAGATATCCAAGCACAACTCAGTTAAACCTAACGGCTACAACTTGACCCTTGGTGGTGAGGGTTCTGTAGGGTATGTGGATAGCCCCCAAACACGAGAGAAGAAGCGACGGGTTTGGTTGGGTCGCAAACATACCCCAGAGACATTGGTCAAGATGAGTGCTGCGCAAACAGGCCGCACGTTCTCTAAAGACACAATAAAGAAGATGAGTGCGTCGGCCTTGGGTAAACAGAGACGCTTAGGTGCGGTCCTGTCTCAGGAGACTAAGGACAAGATTGGTAATGCAAACCGTGGTCGCATACACACCCAGGCCTCATGCAAGAAGAAGCGTAAAGCAATGCTAGGCCGGGAGTTTACGCAGGGCCACAAGGACAAGATAGGCGCAAGCCACCTAAACCGATCACCTGACACTTACGCCCGAGGTGCAAGTTCCGGCATGGCTAAGCCCGTCCTAGTTGATGGTTGGGTTTATGCTTGCATCAAAGACGCTGCTGAGGATCATGGCGTTCTTAACGATACAATACGAGAACGCATTCTACGAAATCAAAAAACCGACCCCGACAACTGGGGTTACCTTAAGAAAACTACCCCTTAGTTTCTTAATTCCAGACCAACAGCCCTGTATCTGCGGGGCTTTCTTTTTAAGGAGTCATAATGGCAAACGTCCTCACAGTACGAGGTACAACGCAGACACTGCTTTCAACTGAGCTTAACAGCTTAGCAAACAATACTAACGCAGTACATGCATCCTCAGTCACAATCACGTCAGCCAACTTTCTCCGGTGCGAGTTGGAACTTGTTGTTACATTTAGCACTGCGCCAACTGCAAACAGTGCGCTGGTTGTATGGTTGCTCCGGGAAATTGACGGCACTAACTTCGAAGATGGTACTTCGTCTGTTATCCCTACCAGTGTTCCTGATGCGGTTTTCCCATTACGTGCAGTCACAACTGCGCAACGTATGGTTGTCGAATGCCCAATGCCGCCAGGACCTATTAGGGCCCTTATCCGAAATGACGGGTCAGGCCAGACCACAGCAGCCAGTGGAAACACGCTGAAGATTCGCCCAGTTACTGAGTCCCTCTAAAGTGTGATCGGATTATAATGCGTCCAATTGAATATGAGCACCCAAATCTGTCAGTTGGACGTATCCTATCATACTGTCCGAGTCTCACTGGTGCGACTGGCACCAGGGCCTATGACTTGTCAGGCTATGACAAGCACGGCGACATAATTGGTGCTGACCTTTCAGTGTTCCACACTCGGAGCGAGGGCAAAGGTGCTTATCTCTTTGATGGTGTGAACGACAAGATCACAACCAACAAAGTGATGTCGGAGATTGCCAAGACTGATGCCCTTACGTGGTCGTGCTGGTTTAATACCAGCTCATCGGCCTCGAATCAAGCACTCGTTACGTGCGAGGATGGTGTTGATAGATATTTGAATATCTACCTATGGCCATCCTTTAACGAGATCTACATCGGCTTTAGACGTAGCAGTGGTGGTTGGGCACTTATGCCTACCATAACTTTGAACAAATGGCATCACTTCGCCCTGGTGTGGAATCCTACGAACGGAACGGGCTTTACCTATCTGGATGGTATACGGGGTGCCAACGCTCCCGCAGGGCCTACTTTTGCCGAACGTCCATTTGAGATTGGTATAAATGGACCCTCTGGTGGTATACCCCTACAGGGTATGCAAGATGACATCAATGTCTACAACAGACCACTTAGTGCTGGTGAGATTAAAGTACTCGCCTCTCAGCGGGGTGTTGCTAACTTAGCACGTAGGCGAAAAACTGTAGCACCATCAGTCTCAGGCGTAAGCAAGTCCGAAGACTCGGTGCTGGCCCTGGTGGATACCGCCACTTATGCAGTTATTGAGACCGGGTTATCTAGATCTGTTAGTAGCACACTTGCACTAACACAAAATACAAACTTCTTTATCTTATCCCAAGCTATCCCGGTTCAACACACATTGAACCTTGTTGACACAGTCAAGGTCAAGGGGCGGGAATTTGGATCAGAGGCACTTACCCTTACACAGTCAGCGGATTTTAGAATAGGTATCCCGTCAGGTGGGTACTTTATTACGGATAACCTTAATTTTAATGAGTCATTAAATCGAGGTCAGAATTATGGTGTTACTGACAACCTCAACCTGTCTAGCGTTGGGGCTCACATTACTCCAACGGTGTCTAGTTTAGCCTTCACACAAACAGTGACGCTAAGCCAGGGCAAGACTGTTCTAGATACCTTGACGTTTACTCAATCTGTGACGTCAGAGTCCCGCTTTAGTCGATCTACCTCCCACACCAACATACTCCAACAGGCAGTTGGTTTCTATGTAGTAGGTTCTGGTAAGTGCAGCAAAACAAAGTACTCTCGATTCGAAGGTAGTGGTGGGGGTGTTGGTATACCAACTCAACCACTCGCGAGTAATCACATCCCAGTTGCGTTTGAATCTGTGAATGGCTCGCCAGCACCTGTGTTCATACGGGCACCTGAGATGGACGATAAGCACCGTATGTCTTTCGATCGTGTTAATCGCGAGACTCTAGGTGGCGAGCTTAGTGTATTCAGAGACACTGTTTGGCCAACAACAAAGTCCATGCTATTTACTGTTGTTGGGATCAAGACAACTGTGTTTGAGTCGCTTCAATCTTTTCTGTTAGCAACCCTTGGACAAGAAGTCCTGTTTCATGACTGGACAGGTGTTACGTGGCGAGGAATTGTCACCAACCCTGAAGAGACTGCAACTGAGGACCGGGATGGTTACTGGACAGTTGCCTTTGAGTTTGAGGGGTCGCCTTATGATGGCCCTCCCGCGAACCACAGCCTAGCGTTTTCACAGACAGCAACTTTCACGATTGGTTAGAAGATGTTCTTTATACAGGGTCCTTACCCATTGATACAGAGTAGTCTCGTGTTGCCAAGCCCTAGGCAAGGTAACACCAATGCGTTGACATCCTCGATCCAAGTATTGAGGACTTCTAGCGGAGAAATGTTTACCTACACCAAGGCAAAGCGTGGACGTAAAAAGTTCCGCTATGACTTTACTGTGTCTCGAGACAAGGCATACGAGTTGAGAGAATTCATAGAGATCTACGCAGGACAGCCTGTTAAGGTGACTGACCACAACAATGTAGTAAGGGTTGGATTCCTAACACTTAACCCCTTTGAAATCCAAGGAGTAGGTAGGGCAAAGGGTATCCCTGGAGGGGAGGTCTACACTACCACAATTGAACTCGAAGAGAAAATAATATGAGAGTATTCCCCACGTCAATCGCAGGTCAGTTGAACAGGCAATATGGAAGCGAGCCTGTCATCATTGCTGAAATTGAGTTCATCCCAGGCTTCTCGGTTGCTTACGCTGACCGAGTCCTAAATGGGGAGCCCGGTATACTGCCAAAGATTCTTGAAGTGGGCAATCTTGATAGTACGGCACTTGCTACTTTGCAGAGCGACTCACAAGCCATTGATCTGACTCTGGATGATACTGATAGTAGTCTTAAGACCTTAATTGACGCTAATGACATTAGCCTTGGTAAGGTCCGATTCTCGCTTAGTTTCCAAGGCGTACCTTTCTCCGAACGTGCCTTGTTGATGGAAGGCGTAATCCACTCACCTATTGTTTACAATGATCTGAGCAAGACACTAACGATAACTGTCATCAGCAAGACAGCCGATGCTGAGACGGGTTTCTCCATGGATGACGGAGACTTCCCCAACATACCTGAGGATCAACGTGGCCTTCAGTGGCCCCTTATTTTCGGTGATGTTTGTAATGTGGCGACGCTCCCACTTAAGCCATTGTTCAAAGGAGTTCTAGGGGAGCCTCTTGGTGCTATTGACCCTACACTGCAAGAGCGACTATGCCAAGCACAAAAGCTTCAGTGCCCGGCGGTTATATCGCCAGAAGCACAGAAGGAAATCAATGAGCTAGAAAGAGCTAGGGATGCCGCTTTGGAAGCGTTTCGTGCAAAGTACGCTGCTGCTCGAAAAGGTATTGTCCACATCCAACCCAGCGCGGCCTCGGGCCAACGTGTTGGCTTCGCTTTTGGTAACAGCACTGACGAAGCGTTAGCTCTGTTCTTCTGTTTGAAGCGTGTAGCCAACCCAAATGTTCAGAATACAGCATTTCAACCAATCCCAGGCTGCGTGTCGGAGGGCCAAGCTGAGATTAACCTCATTAACGAATACCAAAACAAGATAAATGAGGTTGCAGATAGATCCCGTAAAATTTACCAGGAATGCGTCGAAGCCCGACAGAGTCAAGTGTGCGCGATCTTAACTGAGATTGCACAGCAGACTCCTTATGTCAAGACCTCAGTACAAATCATCGGTGGTGAGAAGTTTCCCCAAGGCACGGTCATCACACTGCGGATTGGAGATGTGCGGTACACGGGGGTTATGTCTGGCACCACTTTCAATATCCGTGGCGTCACGCACCCAGACTCTCTTGAGATCACAAACCCAGCTTGCAAAAATATTGGCCAACGCTATGAGATTCGTGGCGTAGCTTCACCCTTTGAATTGCCTACGACAGTTGCGGGTTGTAAAGAGAAGACTGAGGTGGCTGAGGTTATAGTTGGACCAGGGGCTTCATGGAAGTACTTCGAGACATTCAAAGCAGGCCGGTTCATTTGGTTGCCATCTGGAACGGATGTGTTCCTGGAGTCCTCTTCTAAGATAACCCACATTGTTAGTCTTGTACCCGGTGTGGTGACACAAGTTGCTGCTTATAGAACATTCGGTGACTCAAAGATATTAACAGAGGTTGATCCTGCTGAGTACGAAGTGAACCTGACTAACTATGGTGACTACCAAGTCGCTGAGTTGCAGTTCGACCGCAAGCTTAGTGATATCCCCGATGAGAAATGGGACGATGATGTGTATGTGTCTTTTGAGTCAAACTTTGGGCCCAACCCGGTGAACATTATAAAGTACTTAATTGATACCTATACTGAGTACACATATGATGTGGCCAGTTTTGGTTCTGTTGAGGCCTCGTTGGCAAACTACCCTGCAAGCTTCGTTGTTCGAGATCGTCAGAGCGTTTTTGAGCTGATCAAAGAGATCGCGTACCAGTTCCGATGTGCTGTGACAATTCGTGCAGGCGTTGTTTACTTAACTTACCTATCCAAGGAACCTACTAGCATTAGGTCAATAACCGCGAGTGAAATACTTCGGTCATCGTTTTCTGTTAGCACAACCCCCACAGAAGACATATTCACAAAGCATATAATCAGTTGGCAAGCTACTGAAGCCAAGATCTATGCGAACCAGGATGTGGAAGAGAAGTTCACACTAAAGCACAACGTTGGTCGCTTCGGCACTAACACAACTGAGAAGGATTACTTCACACAGAACACCTTCAAGACAATTGAGAAGTCTGCTACGTTCTGGATGATCCGAGATGCAAACTCGTGGAAGTATGTCGAGTTCGAGACGCCGATAAAGCACCTTGACCTTGACGTGTACGATTGTATCACGGTATCGCACCCCGGCTTCCCGGCAACCAAGTGCGTCATTGAGAGTCTCAATGTGAACTTTGATTCGAACACAATCAAGTTCAGGTGTTGGACCCCAATACTAGCAGGTACGAACTCTCCTTATGTTTGGGCATGGCCTGCCTTGCTGCCTGCTGTGGGATTGTTTCCAGGGCCTGACTATAAGGACAACGGGGATGGTCTTAAGAAGGTTGTCCGCCCACCTGTGGGCCACCCACTACGTCAAGGTTTTGACTTAAGTGCCTTGAGGTTACCAACAGATGGTGACAGAAATCCATCGGATCTTGATGACACATACCCAGCATCTCCCTGTGCTCAATTAATTGCAACAGGGTCCGAGTTCTCTGCGGATATTGAGCCAATATTCCGCCCATTCGAGACCCAAGCTTTTAGCAATTTTGCGAATGATCTTGACAGCAAGTCTCCTCCACCAGTTGATTTCTTTGTGCCTCGCAACCCACAAGAGTCCTCCGGTGGCGGGGTTGGCGATGCGGGTGGTAGAAAGCGTAAAGATCCTCTTGATGACTGTACTATCCCAGATTCGACCGGGTGTAGCTTCACTGTCACAGTTACTTATGTGTTACCTGACTTGATCCGACCGGGCTGTGATACGGGCCCGTGCGAATCTGTAGATAATGTTCCTGGTTTTGCATGCTCTGCAACTGTAGATAGCGCTTGCCACGTTTTCTCTAACCGACAGGCCGCAGAGTCATTTAGAGCAAGCAAAGCAGCCGAGGCCGCAGCGATGCAGTGTAAACAGATCCGAAACAAGTGGGGTCTTTACTTCGTCAGCCCTGTAGCCCAGAGCAAGCTGAGCTGCCCTGAGCAGAAAGAAAAGAATAACTCTCAAGTTGGGTTTCACAGCCCGAATGGTAATGACAGTTTGATCAAACACCTAACTGAAAGTTCCGCGAAGGTTTAATATGGAAGATTGCATAAAGAGGCAGCGAGAACGTGTGGATGGTATTCCACAGTTCCGCTGCATCAACAGGCAAGCTGAAAAGTATCTGAGCATTGTGCAGGAGCCCGACTGTGGGGCCTGCCCTGTGCGGATGCTGTTGGCCAAGAAGGGCTGCAATGACAAGCTGTCTCCGGTGGTGCAACTCCCGGTGATCCAGGATGGGTTCCGGGCCTGCTCCCTGAGGACGGCGGGGACATGCAAGGTAACGGGCCTTGGCGTGACGCCTGAGCAATGCGACCGCTGTGTGGGAGAATCGCTGGCCGAGGCGACAAGTGCTGACTTTGGTACCAAGGCGCTCGCCTACGTCGATGCGATCAAGGTATGGATACAGAAGGGCAGACCAAGACGCTCCCAAGCTGAGGTCGAGGCCATTTTCAACGACCACTGCTCCAAGTGTGAACGGTTCGACGCGGAGACGAAGTCTTGCAAGTCCTGCGGATGCGCGGTTGCCCCAACAGGCCACCCGCTCGGGAATAAAATCTCGATGGCGACCGAGAACTGTCCTTTAGGTCGCTGGTAATCAAACCTCTAACCCTAATGGGAAAAAAATATGCTAGATATATTGGGACAGTTTCTGCAAGCAATCCTGGGGATCATCCCGAGGCTTGTGATAATCCGAACCACGCATGGAGGGGTCAAGTTCCGTCGAGGCAAGAAGGCCATCGTGATGAAGCCTGGGCTCCATGCCTACTGGCCCCTCATCACGCAGGTTGAGGTTGTCCCTGTGGCAAGGCAGACGATGAGTTTGCCAAGTCAAGTCCTTACGACACAAGACGACAAGTCTGTTGTTGTCGCAGGGTCAGTAGTGTTCACGATCAATGATATGCTGCTTGCTTATGGCGGCCTCAACTGGGACGTTGCTACGACATTGGACGACGTAGCACGGTCTGCAATCGTTGAGATCATTACTGGTAAGACTATGGAGCAACTCAAAGGTTGCAAGGCAACGATCCAAACTGAGTTCACTCGCCTGTGTCGCAAGAGGCTTAAAGTCTATGGCGTTGGTGTTCACAAGGCCTACTTCACCGACTTGTCACCATGCAAGGTATACAGACTCGTGGGCAATCTATCATAACGTAAATATGGCACCGTAACACACTGTAGGTTACAGTGCAATTTATATGTTTTGGTGTGTCTATTGCCCGATCCCAAAACGAAAAAAGCCCCGTGATTAAAACCACGGGGCTTTTTTCGTTTAGTCATCAAATACCCACCCCCTTGAGCTGGCAACTAGCTTTGACGTCCCAAGAGTGACCTTGGCACCAATCTTTTGCTCGGTGGTTCGCCCACCCTCAAGTGTCGCAACCAACATCTTCTTGCCATCCTTCTTTTGCAGCAGTGCCTTGGTCCCTAGCACAGCAGCGACCAACCAGTCGTCGACGAAGTAGTCCTGCTTTTCTTTGCAGTAAGTTAGTTTGACCATTATAGGTCCGCAGCCTCCTCCGCAGTTCGTTTGGAGTTTCCCGGCTCGGGTGCTAGCCCATACCATGCGTCTCTTCTCTTGACGCCCTTCTCGAATGCCGCCAAGCAAGCGTACATGTATTCCGCCAAGATGCTGTCTGGCGTGTTGGAGTTATTCTCCACGCGGTGTCGGTTCAGCAGTTGCTGTAGCTCGATCTTTAACTGGGTGACCTCGTCAGGTGACATTGCTTGTTGGTGTTCATTGAGTTCAAGTTTGTATCTCATCATTTAACTTTCATAGTAATTTGTTGAAAGCAGGAGTCCGGCTACACCCAATATGATCGCCTAGCCAAGTTGTGCTCCGCATCGTATGCATGTGCCATACAAAAACCCGCCATCGTCCTTGTGCTTCCCATGGTCTTTGACACACTGCTTTTCCATCTCACCTTGACGAGCATTCCTGGCATCGATGAGGTCAGCGATCTCGGCACGCTTTTCCAAGATCTTGATATCTACTTCGTGCCAGTGTTTCTTCCAGTCGCCGTCTTGAATTTTGCTCATAGTGTCCTCTCCACGATGATGTACCCATGCATGGTGCCCTGGAGTGGATGCACGGTTGCATTCAACTCACGACTCATGATTCGCATCCAATCTCGCTCAAACAGTTCATAGTCGAACTTGTAATACTTGGGCAGCGATCCCAAGAGTGTTGGTTGTGGACGGAGTACAAACTGGTCCTTACCAATAGCTCGACACTCAGCTAGTTGTAAACCTAGAACTCCATTCGCCATCCACAAGCTTAGGAGACCGTTCATCGTTTCCTTCTGTGCAAGTGCTATCGTCATATGTCTGCCAGTCTGTGAGAACAAAAGAAACAGTAAAGGCATCCCCAGACCTCTCAACACGGAAGCCACCGCTGTCCATGTATGTAAGATTTCGTTGATGCATCTCAACCATACGTGCCCGCACGTATTGTCGTAGCTCATTTTCCTCAGGGATGTGTGTATTAGGCGCCATACCCCACCCCCATTTCAGGTACCGCATTGTGATGGCCACACGCCTGAAATCAAAGTTGTCCATGATCTCGTTGATGTGTTCCCACTGTGTACTAGTGATCATTTTACTTGACAAATGGGTTGACGATGATCACGGGTCCATTACCGAAGTACACACCACCGGTGACGCCCCGTGGCTCAACACGGCAGTTTCCGTTGCGGTTGATTACCGGCAGTTGGCTTGAGGCTGCCCGCTCGTAACCGGTTCGCCCGGTGTAGTCCTTAGCAGTACGGTAGGGATTTGAGGGGTCGAATGCGCTATAGGATCGCGGGCCGCTCTTGATAACCCCTTGAGGTACGAGGATCGTCTGACCCCCAAACTTCTGCACAGAGTAGGTTTGTGTCTGTGCCTGGGATTGAATTGGGAATACAGCCGCTGCTGCCAGCATAAGGAACGCAAAGGAAGTTTTCTTAGTCATGTTGTCCTTGAAAGTACTTGGTGTTGGTGAAGTCGTATCGCCACGACATTGGGCGATCTGCTCTGAGGTTCCAAAAGAAGGCTTCATCGTTGTTAAGGTTGAGGCCTTGTGCCCAGTACGACTTGTCTTCAACGTCGTAGCTGAGTTTGTGTACGACCCAGTCTGGGCCGTATGGTCTTTCATTCAATGGCCGGTTCTCTTGTGAGAGCCATGGGATGTAATCTACTTCATGTTCGTGATACCTTCTGATAAGTTGCATGGTGGTTGTCTCCGGGTGGCTGGCTTGGTGATACTACAAGTATGCATCAAGAAAACTAGTTGTCAAAAGAAATCTTCTAGATTTCTTACTCATCCAACTCGTCATACTTCTTCAGCCGGTAACAGTAGCAACCGAAATCATAGGGTGCCCGATGGACACGCCGCCATGGTTCATTGCCACTTCGGGTGGTGAGCTGCATCTCATAGTCACCCAGCGTTTCACCAAAGGCCCACTCAATATAAGTGTCAATGATATACTTTGCCCGGAGTGCGTTCATATGATCATCATGTGCTATCGACGTGCACAGCCCGGAATCTCGTCGAATCTTCTCACTGAGGTCAGCACGTCGACTTGGGAGCATTGGCATACCAGTGACACCTTCACCGTCCTCTAGGCCCCGTTGATACGCTGCCCCATGAGTCTTCTCGGTATCGTCTATAGCTGGAAATAGTTTCTCGCTCATCGGTCACCCCAATCTTGTTCGGCATAGTCAAAGTCTTCTGGCCATGTTGGTATGGCCTTCTTTCGTTTAGGGGCCTTGGGTGGCTTTGCATGGAACAGCCAGCGATACCAACCCTTACGGACCACTCCGTGGATCTCCTTGATAGTGCCCCAGTAGTACCGCTTGAATCCAATACTTACTACGCGGGCCTGTCTTATAGCAATGCTGTCGCCAACTGGCACTAAGACCGTGTGTCCTGGGCGCACAAACTGGTACGCCCTATATTGGAAAACAGGTCCCCCTGTTTGAAACTCCACATTCACATAAATCATATCTTTCCATCCAGGTCAGGGTCGTAAATCATATATTCATCCAGTAGTACGTCGAAGTCATCCGGGGCTTTAGGCTTGGGCGGTTTTGGTTTGGGTGGCCCTATCATGCGGCTTGTTGTGAAGCCAATTATCAGAGCGATAAGTGCAAGTAGTGCAGTGAGTTTCATATTTACTAGTATGTGCCAAGAAAACTAGAAGTCAAACAAAACTAAAAGAAAAGCCTCAGATTTCTCTGAGGCCAAATATCAACTACCCAACCTGGGGTTGAGACAGCTCGCGACGACATCCACCCGGTAGACGAATGTAACTGGTGGGAGACCATCAAATTCGTCTCTGACCTCAACCCGCTGTGTTGAGTTCAGAGTGTATGGGCCCTCAGCGGTTGCGTGTAAAATTGAGGCAAGCTTACGCCCGGCCTCAATGTAGGTGACATTCCCAAAGCTGACCCAGGTCCTCGTGCCCGGCACACGGGCTTGGCGGTTCATCATAGGACTTTCCTGTATAGGTAGGCAAGGAGTATGAGTAGCCCAAAGGTCACAACAACTGGGGTGTAAGTGGGGTCCCAATTACGCCAAACCTGTAAAGCAATCTCCAACTCCGGGAAGTTATCATTCACTTCGAAACCTCCATCGACGGAGGCGAATTCTACGTGGACTCTCGGCGGGGGTATCCGCCGGTACCCCCTCCGGTTCCTCCTTGGGCGTCACAGTTGGGGCGGGGTTGTCACGTCGCCATCGACCCCGTCTGGCCTCAATCCGTTTCTGCCGGTTCTCTCCCAGCACCCGGAAGAATGCTAGGCCAAATCCAGTGGCGAGCGCGGAGCCCACACCAGGGATGAAGAAGATCCCAAACACGATGGCTGCGAGGGCCACCACAATTGCGATTACGATTATTGTCATCGTCCAATGAACTCCATGATTGCTCGGGTGTCGTCACCGTTATAGTAGTGGTTTCGATTCCACGGTTTGGGGACCGTGAATGTGAGACCTCCGCGATCAACCCAGTTGTCTAGATGAAGTTGGCAGTCATCAATGAGCAACCGACCTGGGGCCGATAGCTTCTCCTTGCGAGGTGTGATCTGATAGTTGCGTCTCAACAGCGGGTGGATGTAAGTGTTGATCCAGTGCATCTTCCCACTAGCCGAGTTTGGATTCTTCGTCGGGGAGGTTGCAATGAATACGTTCTCAGGTCCAACGGCATCCATACAAGCGACGACCAAGTCATCGCAGTGTTTTGACTGAGGTGTAGATGACCAAAGCGAGGGTGGTAGGTGCCACCAAAACGAGTCATAGTCAAACTCGCCAATCAAAGCGTGTGTACGTCTGGTCTCATATGCTCCTTTGATCTGTTCAATGAGGTCGAACCCATGTTTGTGTTGGCACCATGACAAGTCAAAGTCATCAGTCGCCACCCCATACAACACCCCCACGGAAGCCGTGAAGGTGTTGAGTGTGTCATCGAGGTCAAGGTAAATCTCATTGACTGAGCCGCTCTTAACCAGTTGCTTTAGGCTTAGCACCTCGTCGACCTCGTAGCTTTCGTGGATGTGCCGGGGAGTAACCCCCAACTTGGAGAATTGGTATGCCATACTTCTGTTTCACCGCTGCACCGCAACGCTGACACTCTGTATGTGGACCTTGAGCCATAGTGCGGACCTCCTCATGAGTGTGTCCGCATTCTTGGCATTCGTATTCATAGGTTGGCATTCATATACCTCGGTTTGAGTATTGATTAGTTCTTTATGCGACCTTGGCCACTGTCTTGAAGTTGGTTAGTGTTCGTGTTCGTCGGTTCACATCCTCAGGAGTCCATCCTTTGATTGCGTTAACACCAACGAACGTGACAACCAACTTGTTGAGGAAGGTATCGGAGCCCCTACGGGTTGCGTAGACGATTGTGTCCCCCTCGAAAATAGGTCTCCCGAAGATATCACGGACTGCAAACTTTGCTGGGGACTCGACTGTTGGTACTGGGGCTTCAATTGTTGCGTTGCTCATGGTGTTACTCTTTCAATTTGGATGTCATGCTCTTTGGAAATTTCTGCACAGTAGTTGGATGACATTTCAACTAGCGTGCAATTACGTTTGATTCGTTTGCAGACACGGAGCGTTGTCCCTGTCCCGCCGAAAATATCGAGTACAGTGCCATCCTCCCATGTGGATGAAAGGATGCATCTCTCTACTAAGGCTTCATGCAACTGTGTCGGGTGCCATGCACGACGTTGTTTGCTATTCCCCGTTACTCGGGGGAAATCAAAAACATCGCCGGGCACGCGGCCACCCTCCTTGGCTCGCTTGTCCCCATTCAGTTGTCGCCACGAGGGCACCATGATCTGTCCTGGATACACTCGTGGCGTACCTCTGGTTATTCGCCAGAGAGGACGGTGGTTGTTGCCGAAGTCATGTTTGTTGTGCTGCCCAAACGTAAACGTTTGAACGCAGGGTTTACAGGAGACACCTTGCATCCAATCTGGTGCCCAGTTGTCTCCTCTTGCTGCCTCATAAAGGATGTGACCCATCGCGGTTGTGTGCCGTGCATTGAATGACCACCAGAGAGTGTCCGTTACACGCATTGCTGCGTTTATCCATAGACGGCATAGCTCGTAGTAGTCATCACTGTGAACGTGGTCTTTACACTCGTCATACCCCAACCCAATGTTGTCAGGTGGGTCTGCGAAGATCATGTCCCACTTCCAGAGACGGTTGTTAGCCCTTGCCAGGAAGTCCAGGTTGTCGCCATGCCACAGGGAATGCGTCATAGGCCATAGACTCCGGGGAGCCGTGGGAAGTCGAAGCGGACGGCATGTTGGAACTTGACACCATAGAAAGCATGTGGGAATTCCACCAACATGTTCTCCTTATTGGCCTTGAAGCCAACGTGCCCTAACCACTTACCAATAAATGACGGCCACGAGGGCAACAGTAGGCAGTCCGGCACCAACATCGTTACTTTGAACTCAGAGGAGTCAACGAAGTCTGTCTGTAACCAACTACGAATGTCCCTCAGGATTGCGCGTGACAAACCTTGGCCCCTATGCTTTGGCATTACACCAATCTTGATTATCTCAACATCGTGTACTGCATCGGGATTATCTGGCTCGCTAACCCTTGCACACCAGAAACCCACTAGGCCAAAGCTTGAGTAAACCAACCTGACCATGTTTGCTTTGACAATCTCCTCCCACTGGTCCTTGGTCCAGCAGTCATCAAAACACATAACATCGGCTTGCTCAAGCTTACCCAAATCCATCCTGCTAGCCGTACTAAACGTTGCATACACTGACATTATTTACCTCGCCATGTTGGCCGAACAAGCTGTACCCAAATGGAGTCGCCACCATCGGCAACCATTGCTTTTGCCTGAGCATTCATCATGTTGAACCGTTTCCTACTCTCCTCGAGGCTGAGGTCATGGAAGATGTGTTCGTTCTGAATAGCAGCCCAGCATTTCTGATATCGCGTGAGTAGAAACTCTTGATATGGTTTTCTCACAGGCCCACAGAATTCTGCGAACCTCAATAGTGGTCGTGTCTCCGGTATTGGCTTAGCGACACACTGGTGAATCATGAATACAACGTTCTCTGAACCAACAGGTTCACCTAAGCACCAAGCATACCCCGCAAGCTGACTGGCCCAGGGTTCACTTGAGTCTTCCAAGTGGCCACCAATGGTGACGCCCCTGTAGATGGTGTTCGTTACATTCTTGTGGGCAGTGTCGTGTGACTTTGACTGCTTGAGTGCAATATACCCGTCTCGACATAGTATGTAGCCCTGGTTGGGGCTCACTGTGGTGTTGGAACAGTAGCCATTAACCTTCCAGTCGAGTACAACATTGACGTCAGGCAGTCGAAGTAGCCCGTCTGGTTTTCCCAACAACTGGACGCCGCCGATGTTCTTCTCGACACTGAACTCATACTGTGGTGGCTCAATCACCTTTGCAGCAAGTGCTTTGATCCGGTCAAGAAAACCAGATAGCTTGTAGCATGCAAAAACATGGTCGCCTGCTGGTCCACAGACGTCGCGATTTGGTGGTTCGACTTGTTTCTCAAACAGGACCTCATAGCTGTACAGCTCAGGCTTGTAGCCTTTGCCATAGGAGTAATCGTACAGGGTTGATTTAACTCTTGCGTCAAACGCTGAGCCAACCCCGGCAGGTACGCCCTGAGTCTCACGCGGAGGCCTCTCATCAACAAGATACCTTAGGCAGTATTCGTCAAGATCGCTCTCAAATAGGCTGAGTGCAGAGTAGGATAGGTAGTTTGGTTTTCTCACTATGCATACCTCGCTATGACGGCAAACATGCCTTGGGTGATAACACCACCATCTCGGCGTGCTATCTTGCAGGCACGGAGAATGCGGGCGTGTTGTTTGGGAAGCTTGCGTGTGAACTTCTTATCCAAATCAATGCGGTTGAGAAGGGTCTCAATTCGAGTGAGAATTGCATGCTTAGTCAACTCACGAGTGCTGGCCTCAGTTAAGAGTGGATTCATAGTCGTCATAAGCCTTTCTTGCGGATAGCATGTGTAGTGCGGATATGAAACTGAAGATGCCGGTGCTGGTAAAACAACCGAACATCAAGAAGGGGTACTCTGGTACATGTATCGCTAGGTACACGCTGACAACTGCCAAGCTAAGGCAGATAGTTGCGACCACTACGTTGCCGAGAATGGTCTTTATGTTATCCCTGGCGTAGTACTCTCGAGGCTGTTGGACACAGTACTCTCGAGGCTGTTGGACAAAGCCATCACTAGCAGGGGTTGGTCCGACCCCATGTAGCATGATGGGTTTCTTTGGAAGATTCGCCTGGATGTGAATCCAGGGTAGACCTCTTCCATACTTGGCGAAACACTTCGTTTGGGTGTTAACAACTATCGGGTATTCGTTATTCATTGTTGCCTCTTTCTTGTTGCTATACTTATTGGGTGTTCCTTTTGAAGTAAAATAATAAAAGCAGGAGTCCGGCTACACCTAATGTTCGGCTGGTCCCAGAACCCACTCGCCTGACGGGAATTGAACCCGACCACCGTATCCTGCACACGGAATCGAACCGTCACCTTGCTTGAATATCTATCCCAGGTCGCAACCGCAACGCTTACAGTTGCTTTTCGGGATCTCCTTGAGAGGGAAGAACCACCGGAACCAACCTCCTCTCACAACACCAAGGACTTCCTTGATTGGGTATTCATAGGTTGGGATCAGCCCCACAGTTTTGACTTTGCCATGTGTTACACCAAACACAGTCCTTACTAGGACGGTGTTTCCTGGTAGCACCAGTTGGTATGAACGGAAGTCATAAAGGGGGCCATCTGGCCATAGTTGAACACGCGCGATTAACATGGTTAGCTTCCTAATCTTGGGTTTAGACACTGTGACACAATCTCAGTTGGTGGTCTGCCACTACGCATCTCCGCGAACCCTCAAGTAGGCTGCTTCCTTCGGAACGCCTGCATCTGACAGTTCGCGATACTGAAACGTGATTGTGTCACCCAGGTTGAAGTGCTTAGCCTTGAAGCCTATTGACACGTCCTTACCCGGTTGGAGCCCATGGGGCGTACCGATGAATTGTCGCTCGTCATCGGTCATACCACTCAGTTCGAGTCGCTTACCATTGAAGTCAAGGACTAAGGCACCTATCATGCCCTCGTACTTGCCAGAACCTGCGGTGTACCCAACAAGGACTCCTTCTGCATCCTCACAACTTTTGAACTTCAGCAAATTCGCGGTTCTTTTGATCTCGTACACAGCCGCTGGATTTCGTATGATCAAACCTTCACCCCCGAGGCCCAGGACTTTGGCCATGCGGCCTTCTACCGCTTCCCATGCCTGGGCCTCGTCTTGTGGAAGGAACGTCTGGAGGTGTACCTCGCAGTACTCGCAGGCATCCTTAATCCAGTCGTGTAAAAACTCAATGGACTCAGCAAAGGGTGTCTCAGGTGTCGCCCAACCAATTGCTCTGTGTGGTCGTCTACAGATGATGTGCAGCATGTCCTGCAAGGCCTCGTCTTTGATCTCGCAGTAGTAGTTGGCATTCTTGATAAGCCCCGGCACGGTCATCACCTCTAACGAAGGCGTTCCATAGACCATGTACTTGACTTGCCTCCAGCGATCATCGCCGCAGTCGCCCGCGACAATGGACCGGCACGTTTGAAACTCCCCACGACCAGCCCAGAGTTCACCATCGAGCATTACGCATGGGAGGGCGTCGAGGAACCAGTCTGGTGCCATGATGGGATTGCCGTACCGACTCCATAGGCCTGTCGAGACGGGCTTGATCTTGTCCTTTGGCTTTAGCGTCTTTGGATGCAACACGCTGGCCCATGGTACGTCCACTGTGGGCAGCCCACGAGTTACCCCACCGTCCCAGAAGCATCGGGTGCCATCTAACTTCTCGCTGACACACCAACCTGCGATCTTAGGTCGCTTGGCGTTGTCGATTGGCTTGGCAAGCGTGACAAGTTCTCGTCGTTTAGTCTTTGTTGTTGTCATGGTATTTCTTTCGTATATTTCTAATTTGCCGTCGAATGTTCATAACTGGTGTGCCCAGCATCTCTGCTACAGCTTCTTGTGTTGGTTTGCGGCCCTCTCCTAACAAGTAGTAGAATGAACGTATGATCCGTTCTTGCTCTCCTGTTGATTCCATCTCAACATCTCTTAGCACCTCCTCCTCAGCCTGCATTGTCGTAGGTCGTGATAGCAGGGCCATCACGCCAGCACTGTGAAGGGTAGGGGGTTTATGTTTAGACTTGTATGGTGTTAACCCATAGTTGTTGAGAGCCCTACTTTCGCGTCTTGCGGTACGAGGTATACATTTAATGAGCACGGCCAGATCAACCTCACCCTTCTCCTTGATTAGAGTGAAAACCTTTAACCAACATGCTTGTGAAATATCGCCTTGATCCTGCTGAGAAAAGGTGCTAGCGACATTTGCAATGACCTCAGATAGATGAGTTATGGCGTCGTCGAAGCTTGTGATCTTTATGTTTTCCATTCGACGATCCAAGCTGTTTGTGGGACGAACTCGTGGCTGTATGGAATGTCATATGTGAAGGGGTAAGGATCACCATTATCGGGGTCGTAGATGAGCCCCTCATTGAATGCGACAGCATGCCCACACTTGCTTTTCAGCCCTAACCCCGTAATGACACCACGCTGTGTCTTTATCTGGTCCAGGACGAAACGTGACCATAGGGGCATCTCAACTGCCACGAAAGTCCCACCAGACGTGTACTTGTTGACAGGGCAGAATTCCACTGGGGTGATAGTGTGACTCTGTTCCGTAATAGCTACCTGAATGAATTCCTGTACGTGGAAACCTCGCCTCTCACCCCCTGAAATGATTCCCCCGCCATCATGACCGAGAAGTCGAACTAACTCGCTCGGAGATAGCTCCATTGCCATCGCGAACGAGTACAACAGACACTCCCATTTATTCTTCTTTGTCAGATGAATCATTTAGTTCTCTCAGTAGTTGGTCAATGTCTGTCAGCTCGCCATAGCGGGCCTTCCAATAGTCACGCATGTTTGGAGGTCGAAAGAGCCTGTCGTACTGCTCCTCGGTTGCCCCCGTCAGGATCCAAATTCCCACACCCTTGGCCTCAAACAGTGGCCACTTCAGGATCTGTGCTTTGGTGAAGGAGTACTTCCCCTCCACCTTGCAATCGATCCACCGTTGGCCGTGTCTCATATGGGCTGCATACAAATCGGGGAAACCTTTTTGGTACGCATTACCATGTGTCGCCTCCACGAGCCACTCGCGGTTCTGAAGGAAGTCAATGAGTGCAATCTGAATCTTGTGTTCGGGTCTGTCGCGTTGATTCCTCACAATGAATATGCCCTCCCGCAGGTCAAAAATTACAAAGAAAAAAAAGGCCCTGTATCACAACTTTTAAGGTTGCAAAACAGGGCCAGATAATCGTTAAAAGATGTGACTCTGAATTAACTAAGAGCCACCAATTCCTCGGGTGCGTAGGTGAAGTTGTAAGTTTCCCCACGGCCACCCTTCTTACCCTCAGCCCAGTTGGCAGCATGGGTCGACCACTTCATCCCAAGCAGGGGTACCAGTGCGTCCCGCTGCTCAGCGATCGACTTGCCCACAACCTGTGTAACCCTGTCAACTACTGCCTCATCGCACACACATTGGATTTCGTCATGCACCTGCATTGGGGCGACCGCGAAAGGATGCACGCCAGAGGGTTGAATATCCCAGATCGCCCGCTGGACTGACTTACATATCAGAGCACCCGTGGATTGAATCTCGTGATTACCTGCTGCTCGAATGTTTGCGTTCTGGATACTGAATGCCGCCCCATAAAGAGCACTGCGAACCGCACCCGCTGCCGTCTGGATCTTCTGACGTCGTACCACCTTTATCTTCTTCTGGTCCCACTCCTTCGGAGGAGAAATCGCGAGGTCATACAGCACTTTCATGACTGTGATCTCCAACTCAAAGGATCGTTTGAAGCCTTGCATGTTCTCTGCGAAGGGTTGAGGGTCGACCCAGGTGAACCCGTGGCCGTTTTCAATGAGAGCCGAGTGCGTATCCACAATCCGCTCAACGGACTTCTTCAGCCCAGGTGCTCGGTTTCTCCACTCAATGATCGCACGCTCGGCAACATCCAAGGGTATACCCTGGTTGACGTGCAACGTGAAAGCCTCACCAAAGTACAGGACCGCGAACAGCCCCGACTTTGCATCGGTATAGTAGTCTGGATCCTGACCTTCCGAGGCTAGGATCTGATCATAGGTCAGGTGTGGGTACATCAGTTCACCAAACACCCCCGCAGGTTTGAGTGCACCCACGACCAACTCACGGAATGAGGGGTCTTTGTAAACCGCATCTGCGATGGCCATTTCGAACTTACTGAAGTCACCCCCAGACAGTGTCATACCTTCCCAAGCGAGTGGGAAGCATCGACGAACGTTCTTGGTTGACTTGATGCCCTGGACATTCAAATTGTTTGTGCCCGACATACGACTGGATACTGCACCGATGATGTTGAAGCCCGCGTGTAATCGCCGGGCAAGCAACAGCTTGTCGTACAATTCAACTTCCTTCTGCATCTTACGGACGTTCAGGATTGTCTTGGCACGGTGTGCTGCCTCAGGGTTGTCCGTCCACGTTGAGATCTCATCCAAGACTTGCTTGCGGGTTGTCTCAGCAACGAAAATCTGTTCGGTGACGTCCATCACTTCCATCAAATACTGACGTACTTGGGCTGTTGAGTCGACGTTGATCGGGCTTGCTTGGACAACCTTCAGTGCCTCTTCCCGGAGGCCTTTGAGGCCTTCAATGTCGAGCGCGAACCCGTGCCATCGCACGGTCGCAACCATGCACGCGAGTTCAGAGTCGTCGTCACCGGGTTCTGGTGAACCAAAGTACTGGTACAGTCTGCGAGTGGCGTATACGTCATATTTGGCGTATGCAATTGCGTTGGTATTGGTGTGCCAGTGATCAATGTGTGCCTGGATAACATCGGGCCATGCGAGTGCATCTTCACCATAGAGTTCGTATACTGCACGGGCACTAGGTGCATACTCAACTTCCTTACCATAGACCTCGCAGGCAATGTCTCCAAAGTGGAATGGCGGCTTCTCGCCCACGAAGTACTCCATCAGGTACTTCAAACCTGCGGACGGGTTGAACTTGAGAACAACATCTTTGAAGTAAGGTTCTTCGTCAATGTCATAGACTCTCCATCGGATATTCTTATCTGCTTGGCGATCCCAATAGATTTCTGGCAACGTAAGCCGAGCATCAAGTTCGTCGCAAAGAGGGTAGGCTAACTCCATTGGCACCCTACGAATACGGACGTCGCCTCGGTTCATGAGGGTCTGTGTCCGCTGGTCCTTACGCGACCAGAGCATCAGGTCACAGCATCTCTTTGGCTTCAAGCACAACCCATCCATAGCAGCCTCTTCGCAGGATGCGACGAGATCGATGTTAGGCGGGTCATTAGCGAGGTTTGGATACCGCTTGACGTATTCGTTGAATACGTTGTAGCACTTAGTGACATGAAACCAGTCAAACACGCAGTTGAAGCCAACGAAGTCATGTTCACAGAACATCTCGATCAGCCGAAGAGTCTCATTGACAGGCTTGTACCAGATCTCATAGTAGACTTCTGGTGCGTCATCAATGGCGTACTGAAACGTCACTGGGAATCCCGAGAACATGCATGTTTCCGAGTCCATGTATAGCTTTGACATTGTTTGCCCTGGGGTAAATTTACGGCGGAGTAAAGTCGTGTCGTGATAACAAGGCCATCACGCGGGCACTGTATGAATGAAGATGGATTCCCAAGATAGAATCCTTACAAATCCCCGTGTCGGGACTCGAACCCAACCTGCCACCAGTTTTAATCCTGGCCGCTCGCCGCTGGCGTACCGGAGGGAGCCAGCTAGTAGTTGTGCTGATTAGCAATATCTTGTACTTGCTTGTAAAGCAGGGCGCCTGTAACGATGCCCGCCAGCCATGTACCAGCCATCATTACTCCCGTCAGAGCAATCAGGAAAGCTGATTGATCTACAGCACCGCAGATGAAATCTGCGACCGCTTGCAAAACTACATTCCACAACAACAATAGCATCAACACGACTGGCACCACCACGCTGAATGACAGGTAGACCAACTGACTTAGGATTCGCATAACATCTCTCTCAAAATTCGCTCTCTGTGATCAGCCCGAACCACGTTGGTCAGGCGTTTTATTTGCTTCTCACTGAGGACACCCTTATGGACAAGGGAATGTATCTCAGGTGAGAGTGCTTGTAGTCTCAGCAACATCGTAATGTGGCTGCCGCGCCAGCCCGTTGTATGTACCATGGTGACCATAGGTGTATCTGCGGGGAAGTTGTTAACTAGCCACTTGGCCTGCTCTAACAAATCAGAGGAGGGTGGCGTCATAAGTCTTAGCCTTCTCAGCCACCTCCCGTAACTTTTCCTTGTCAATGACTTTCCACCCCTCCCAATCTGGGTACAGCAGGGGGTATTCACCCGACCAGAACTTTGCGTTGCACCGTAAGATGTCTTTGAGGTACTTGCGAGTCTGAATAAGCAGGTGTTTATACATGGCCTCGGTGTCCAGGCTGTTGCGCTTGAACCCCTTACCATCTTTCTTGTGGTACATCATCTTTTCACCCACACGAAACACCCACTGACCTTCGCAAGCCATATGGATATTTTCTCCCTCTGCCTCAATCTCAATCGGCATGTGCGGCATGAGCAGGTTGGCATTCTTTTGGCGTATCAAGGCGACGACTCGATCAACCCGTGGATTGTTCAAGCTACACCTCGATCACATAGCGTGGAGTTCGCAACTTCTCGGCTTGGTCTCGGATCTGTACGTTCATCTTCCATGTGACCCCGTGCTTTGGATTCACGCCGTGGATGAGTTGGGACGGTTCGCGATAACCACTAAACGAGTTGTACGAGTACGCATTCGTTCCCACCCAGGCACCATTAGCCAGCAGTTCACCATTCATGTCCTGCAACGATGCAGCGACGTGATGGTGACCCATGACTGAGTACCGGATCGGGGCAGTGGTGTTCTGCATCTGCCCCAGCTTCATCAAGTTCCCATGTCTACGCAACATCCCGTAAAATGGTATACCCTGGTGGCCTTTGACGTCATCACCGTGGCTCACATTGAAAACGACTCCGTTGATCTCGACGTTGATCGAGAACGCATTGGGAATCGTGAATGCAACATTAGCCATGGATGCACAGTGCATCTCGGTGACCTTGGCAATCAGGTAATCCCAATTGTCATGAGCACCATGGTGGTTCTTCTTCTCCGACCGCCGCCCGTGATTCCCAGGCACGTAAACGACGTTCACGCTCTTGAAGAACGGGGCGAGGTCTCGGACCATGAGGGCGTGCAAGCGACCAATCGCGAAGCAGTTCTTGAACTGGTTCCTGAATTGGGATCGCTCAACCGCACCGTGGATTTCACCAGATGTGTGGTCGCCATAGGCAAGGATGGTCAGGTCCGTGAAGTTGTAGTTGGATAATGCGGTCTGGGTGAAGTCAATCATCGTGTCAACAAACTTCTCAGCGCGACGACAACTAATGTTGAAGTCATATTCCTCCAACCCTCCGCACTCGTCGGGTACAACGATCTCGTCGTGGTGACCATCGCTCAGGTGCATCACGAGGGATTCCTTGATCTTGCCCTCACGCGAGGGTGGCGTCACAACCGGAGGTAATGAGGTCAACGGTTTGATCTCCCGTATCTCATCGACGATGGCCCGGAACAAACCATGTTGCTTTCCAGCAGCCTTTGCCGATCGCTTCTGCACGTTTAACTCGGACTTTAGGTTGATGACCTCGGCCTCCAACTCGATAACACGGCTATCCGTTGGGTCGAACTCGCGGGGCACGGGTTTAGCCTTAACTGGCGTCTCCACCCCCACACCATGGCTTCGCCCCGTCTTTATGTTTGATACGGTTGAGGATGTGGTATTGAACTTGCGAGCAACTTCGCCCACGCCCTCACCTGCTTGAAGGGCCGCTCGAATTTCTTGAACTGTTGTATCACTTAGTCTGGTCATTGATGTATTTCTTTCTTTGATGTATTTCTGTGTCGTGATAACAGGGCCATCACGCGGGCACCGTAACATTGGCTGCGTTGGTGAGCACAGAGCTATAACGCGGGGCCCCACCAATTATCTTCGTCTTCGTCTTCGTCTTCGTCTTCGTCTTCGTCTTCGTCTTCGTCTTCGTCTTCCCAGTCTTCATCATCCCAGTCTTCATCATCCCAGTCTTCATCATCCCAGTCTTCATCATCCCAGTCTTCATCATCCCAGTCGTCATCATCCCAGTCGTCATCGTCGAGATCGTCATCGTCGAGATCGTCATCGTCGAGATCGTCATCATCTTCGAAGTCGTCGAAGTCGTCGAAGCCATCGAAGTCATCATCGTCGAAAGTGTCATCGAGGGTATCGAGGTCGTCGAGGGCATCGAGGTCGAACGGAGGTGCATCATTCACTGGTGATACGTCATTCATGTTAGGTTTCCTATGTGTAGTGTTTGTAGGTGGTAAGCAGGTGTCGTATTGGTGTGCGTAATCTTCACCCCGATCTATATCCTGCCACACTTCTACTAGGCAATCTGTCGGGGAACGTGTACTTTGCATCTGACTGTGTAACCAGTTTTCGAATACGCTCATGTAAAATTGCTTTCATAAAAAACACCCCGCTAATACATCACCTAACACCATGTTCTCCAGGCGTCGGTTGTCACGGATGATATCTAATGTTCGTTTGTCACTTGGTAGGTGGAGCAGGTCGTAGATAACTACCTGCTCAACCTGACCAGGGCGATCTGCACGTTCTTCTGCTTGCACGCGGAACTCGGGTTTGAACGAGTTCGAATAGAAGACAACAATGTTGGCTTCAACGAGTGTTAAACCAAACCCGCCTGATTCTGGGTTAGCGATGAAGGCCACCTTCTTATTGGCCCTATCTTTCCAATAGCGGAGAGGCTCAACACCGGTGACTTGTTTGCCCTCCACGTCAAGTATCAATGATCCTCGACCGTCACAGCGAAACACCTCCCACCCTGCATTGCGAGCTGTTTCCTCAAGCCTATCGACTGAACCTTGGAAGCCACCAAACAACAGAATACGTCCAGTTGTCTCAGCAGCTTTTTCAAGAAGGTCTTGTACCACTTCAATCTTTGGGCAAGGGCACGGCACTGTTTCACGCACAATGTGATCGATCTCACCTGTGCCTACGCAGTGTGTACACTCGCACTTTCTCTTCTCAAAGTTCTTTGTCTTCTCTGGGTCCATCAACTCGATAGACTTATATGGTCTATCAGGTTCGGTTGGGTTGTACCATTCATCTATCTCCTTCGTACCGTCGCATGTGGGGCATCGTACCTTTCCGTCTTTCTTCTCTCGATACAAAAACCCGTCAGACAATTGCCTCAACTGGTTCATTGCTTGCATCGTTGACATAGCTGTCTTCTGAATAGCAGCCGCAACTTTCATTAGCTTGGACGTGGGTTCGAGTGCAATTTCAACATAACGCTTGCCGGGCAATGGTGGGCACTCGGATTTGAAGACCGTGGTCATCAAACCCTCAAGTCGCGTGTTGATGTGGGCGACCTCGTTTATGCTTGGTACGAAAGCATGGATACTGTCAGGGTCCATGAGCTGTGCGTCTTCGCATTCTGTCTTGGTGAGGCCACACTTCTTACAAAGGCCATCCCTGTCTAACCAACCAACACGATCGTTGTAGAAATTTCCACCACCTCCAGAGCGTTCTGCTGGTTTCAGGATAGCGATCCGTTGCTCGAGTGCCTTAGGCGATCCTTCCTTGAGAAACCCCGGATAGGTGATCTCTGCAAGAGACCAGATATCTAAAGGCGTCTTCGGTGAAGGCGTTCCCGACATGGTGATCACATAGCCATTCATACCGTGTACTGCCCGAATCTTGTCAGCAACTTCTTGTGCTGCATTCGTGCGTAGTACTCCCTCGGTCTTTAGCTTGGATGCCTCGTCGAAGATGATCCCTTGTGGCAGGTTGTAGGCCCCGGACTTTACCAGAGACCCCAAACGATCATATGTCATGAACTCGATATTTAGACCCTTGAGTTGCCAGTACTCAGTCTGCAATTGAATCTCAAGCAACGTGGTCTTGGGCCCTACCCATATCCAGTCTTTAACACCTGATCGCTCCATGATCTCAAAGGCGGACAACGTTTTTCCACAGCCCATACACCCAGCAATAAGCTGGTAGTGGTATGTGAGCCCGTTGTTGATCATCCGGTGCTGAACGTCCCAGAGGGTACGCTTCTCACCGGTGATACTGGTACGCGCATAGCCTTCAGGTAGGAACTTCTTCGGCTCTTGTTCGAAGTGCTCAAAGGGGTTTTCTCCTTCCAGCCACGCTATCTGTAAACGATTGCGGTGGTTGTCCTTCACGCTCCACTGTTTGAGTGGCGTGTCCTGGTAACCGTGCCATTGTGCGCCTGCCATGCACTTGATCTCGTCCTTGACCTCGAAGGGGGATTTGACGAAGAAGATTCTGCCATCCCGGTACTCAAGGATGACTTCCTTCTTGACCAAAGCACCTTTGTTGGTCGTGCAGATGAACTTTGTGTTTACTAATGTCATAATGATTAACCGTTAATGAGCCCCATTGACTGCGTCGTGTCGCCATACCCGGCAACGTCGAATGTTTTCTTCACTGTCGAGAAGACATGAAACATGTCGTTGGAGGAACCAAGGCCCGCACCAATAGCCGCTCTCCACGCATTCAAATTGCCAGACAGCACCATGGCGTTGAGGCCTCGAGTCTTCGTCGCAGTACTCATACATGCGAGTTCAGAACAGTGCATCATTACATCTGCCACCAACTCCTCCTCGACAACGAGGAAGCCAGAGAACCACAGGTGCGATGCAACAAGAGGATCAAGCGTCAGTGGGTCGTGCTCGATGAAGGTGTTGAAGCATGCCATCAACTTTTTGTCAGGAGACAGCTTGGGTGTATGATTGTCAGCAACAGTGCTGATCTTTCTGTTAGTCGCCGTGAAAGCAGCGCCACACAGGGCAGCCAAGTCTGCGGTGGGCTTGGCAATCAACTCGAATGCGTGTTGTGTTCTCATGTAAGAAACCTGACCCCTGCTTTATGTAATGCCACAAGGGTTTGCACCTGAGGCTTGGTTGAAGTGTTAGTTGATGTTTGCGTGGTTTTCGGATTGGCGTGTATAGGTATGCCCTGCAAAAGTTTGATGGTCTCCCTGGGGTCAACATACACCCTTGGGCGATCAATGACTGTGTTTGTTTCCGCTGTGATCTGGACAGATGCATCTACGCCGTGAATGTCCGTGTCCAGGGGTAGGCCTAAGTTCTTAAGCACTGCGTTCTTCACGCCCAACCTAAGTTGGTTTATAAAAGCCATCGTAGGCTCATAGGCATAAAATTCACCGCGAACATGATGATCCTTAAGGTGCGTCATGAATGCTTTCTCATAGTCACCCGGAACCATAAAGATGCACTCAAGAATGTCCTCTCTTCCGGTCTGGAGAGAAGGCACACGCTTGCGTATATCCGTTGTCTTACCGACCTTTATTGCTCGGCCTTTCTCACCACATAGAAAATAAGTGAACATATAAAATCCTTGACTTGACTTAACTGGACTTGACTCAACCTGACTCGACTTGACTTGACGTGACATGTCAGTGAAACCACCCGCAGATGAACTCACTGACAAGCCCTGCAATGAAGCAGGGATTGCCCACTTGACTT